GATCAGGACAGTGTTTCCAGCAATTCCTGCAAGGTAGCCAGGCTGCCCGCGATCTTCATCACGTCGTTTGGAGACTCCGCTTGCCGCAGGTCTCCCACGAATCTCTCCCGCTCCAGCCGAATGAATTCCAAGACCACCCGGTATTCATCGAGTCCGCGCAGTTTCTCCACGGATTGCGCCAAGTCTGGATTGTATGCTTCGTCACTCATGGTCGTTTCACTGTTTCATTCCTTGGGTCTGCACGCCGCCCATCTCCGCCGGGTTGGTCCCGAGCTTGCCGATCTGCGCGTTCTGCATCTGCTGGATGGAGAATTGATACTGCTCGGCATACTTTTGCAGGCGGGCAGCAAACGCCTCGTCGCTTTGCAGGCGCTGTGCCACGTCCGGTTGCTGCACGTATCCTTGAATCGTCTGCAGGGCAAACTGTGCGCCGTTTGGTCGTGCTGGCACTTCGATGCCGGAATAGATTTTGCTTAGATCGTCGGTCACATCCTTCATCATCTTGCCTGCCGCTTCCTCGTCCGGTTGCAGAACGTAGTCCGCAAAGAACGGGTTGATTGCGGCGGCAGCAAACTCCAGCAATCGATCCGTGTTCATCTTCCCGTTGCGGTCGAGTTGGACTAAGGAAACCATGGCTTCTAGTTGTGCCCGGGCGTTCTCTGGATCGGTGCTGGTGGTATCGAACGATACCGTGATCTGGTAATTGTCGTCCGGACTGCCCTTGCCCATCGTCTGCGGGTTCGGGTTTCCGGTCACCATGAAGAACACCTCGTCCGGTCCGACGCGCTGGAATAGCTTGAATGACATGGCCAGCACGTCCTTCACGTGGTCAAGGAATTTGTTCACGATAAATTGCTGGCGGATGCCGGAAATCGGGTTGGTCATGTCCAGCCCGACCGCGCGGTCAGCTTGTGCCACCATCTGCGCCTCGATCCGCTCGCTGCCAGGGTCGGCCGGCGGGGTCGGGCCGAATGCCACCTCGCCCAAGCGACGGTATGGCACCTTCACGCCCGGCCCCCACTGCGACGGCGCTCTGCCAGCCGGGTGCATGATCGGAGGCATGGTGGCCATGCTGGCGCGGTCAATCCGGCTGTCCCGCTCGGTCTTGATCTGCATCTGCGGGCCGCGCAGGATGTCGGAAAACGTGCGGGTTTCGTAGATATTTGCTTGATCGTCGGACAGCCGGGTCACCACAAGCGGGTAATCGTCGTGACCGTTCATCAGTTCGTGCTTGGCGTGGCCAGGTGCCAGCGGGTGCATGACGGTGCAGTAAATCCCCTCGTTGCCGTCCCCATCGATCAGGCGTTGATACGTGTAAACGACAAGGATCAGATCCCTGCGGATCTCGCCCATCAGTTTGCAGAATGCCTTTGGTCGATCACTGATTGTCTCGTCCATCTCCACGCCCTTGTATTTCTCGATGGCCTCCGCCACCCAATCCTTATCCCATCCCTCGCTGGTGACTTTCTTCTCCAACTCCTGCGGGGTCATGTAGGTCCGCCAGAAAAAGTAGGGGGCGCGCTGCGGGTCGGTCGTGTAGGGAGGAAAAAGCACCTCGATATCCGGTGCCAGCGCATACACCACCGGACAATCGACGGACTGGCGGGCGGTTGGGATTTCTGCCACGCCGGTCTTGCGGAGCGAGCGGACCGCCTTTTTCGCGTGTGCTGGTTTCAGCCCGGTGAATGCCTGTGAAAGCATGGCGATGGCGTCAACCTCGGCGGCAGGGTCGAGAATGGCTTCCAGCAGTGGTGCCATCTCTTCGGATTCAACCAGTTGCTCCAGGCTGATTGCCTGCTTGTAGGTGCGGCTTTCGGATTTCCACCCGACGTAGCTCACCATAATCCCCTTTTCCAGTAGGTGATTGGCACCAAGTTCCATCTGCCGGCGGAACCCCGGGATGTAGCTGGACCGCATCCACTTGAGGAATCCGGACACCACGCTGGCGCGGCTCATCGTGGACATGCTGGTCGCAAACGCTTTGATGTGGGACCGGTCAAGAGATTGCGTGAGGATGGCCACAAATGCGTCGATGCGCTCGCCGATCGTGTTCACCTCCATGTCGCTCGCGCCCTCCCATGGGAAAGAGTTGGCGCCGTGTTTGCGCAGGTCTGCTGCCTTGCCGTCCCAAATGTTCCGGCGGTCACGGTAAGACCTTTCGCAAGACTCAAAATACTGATTCAGATCCGTGAGACACGTCTTGTAGGCGGATTGCAACGCCGATACCGACGGCTCCTTGCTGGCGTAAACCATCGCGTCTTCCTGTTCTTGGGCGGGCGTTCTCATCGGATTTCTTCGTAAGAGTCGAGTTCAACGTGCCGGCACTTGATCGGCTGTCGGGCGGGGTTCTTCCGGCCCTTGAGAACGCGGATGGTGATTTTGCTGCCGTTCAAGTCCGCAATCACAAAGCGGGAATTCCGGCACGGGCGGATGCCAGTAGCGGTGAAAACTTCCTTTTCAACGGGCAGGGTGGGGGAGTCGGCTACCGCGGCGGGTGCTTCTTCCACCTCGTCCGGTGCGGGCGGTGGTGAATCCTTTGCGCGGATCACAAGTGGTTCATCCTTGGAAGATGCCGCCTTTTTGGGCTTAGCCCACTTTGGAAGTGTCGCTTCTTGCATTTGCAAGAAACTTGCATTAAGAGAGGTTGATTGTCAATACCCGCCTGCGCCTTGCCGTGTGGCGCGTAGCTTCACTTCGGATATGTGGTCGAGGTCGGCGCATGCAGCATACCGCAGCACGTCCATTGGATCCTTCCACGCCTCGTTCTTCCCATCCTCGCCGGTGTATTCCGACAAGGCGTTGATGATATTCACGCAATCGGTCGAAACGTAGAAATGTGGGCGGTTCATAGAATCCATGGGGATGTGCGTATTCCACGACATTAGACCGATCAACTTCTGCAACCCGTCGTCGATGTCGATCCCGGGAGCCGGGATGAATGTCAGGCCGTGATCCTCCAAATCTTGGATGATCGACGACTCACCTTCGCTCACTTGGTAGCGGGCCGCACCCAACCGCGGGTCAATCAATCGCTCGAAAATCACCTCGTCCCCCTCCATCTGCTCGATCATCTCCACGTAGTCGCGGATGCCATACCCTTGGCCTTTCGCCCCTTCGCCCAGCATCCATTTCCCGTTGCGCCATTCCGCCCAGTCTCCCACGTCCACGCCCGGCCATTCCCGGTAAACGTAGTGTGTTCCGGAGGCATCGACCGCAATCCAGCACATGAACCAATTCTTGCTGCCGGCCGGATCCACCACCATGTAGCGGGTCACGTCGGTAGTTGGCACTTTGTCCGGACCGATAACATTCACCGCCTTGTTGAACTTTGGGAACTTCGTAGTGAACGATTTCGTCGGCACGCCATACGCGCGGATCAGGATTTCCTCACGGTTGCGGCCTTTCAGATCCTCACTCATCCGCTTGTATCCGCCGAACGGGTTGTCCTGAGAATGGAAGTAATGCACCATGGCGTTCCGGTTGCGGGACTTCTGGATGTAGGGCACTGTCTCGCCGTCGAGAAGTTCCGCCTGCCGTGACTCGATGGTTTCCGCCCCGTCCAGGTAATCCTTAATCACCGGCGTCCATCCATCCACCGGCGTGAAGGTGACCAGCATCTTGGCATTTCGGGTCAAAAGCCGGAACCGTAGCGTGTTGATCAAATCCTCGCCGATCAGGTATTCGTCCAGCATCGCGCCGATGTTGTGCCACGACGGGTTCATGCTGCCGAGTTCCGCGCCTTCCAGAATCGTCGGGTTGTTCTGGAACTGCGAATACGTCTTGAAAATGATGTGGCTGCCGTTGGGCAGGATCAGAGACGATTCCGCAAATCCCGTCTTTTCCTTGTAGGAAATATACGTGCTTGCCCCAGTCTGCTTCGTCTTCAACTCACGGGGGAGCCAGTGCCAGATCAACGATTGCTGCTGTCGGATCGACACCTCAGAGTTCTGCGCAAAGCAAAAGATGCAGGACCGCGGGTTTTCCACGGCGGCGCGCACCACCGAGTAGCATCCCCACACCGATTTGCCGCTGCGGTTGCCGCCAAGTGCAAGTATCTCGTTCACGTCCTCCAACGACTTGTCGGCCTTATCCCAGTGACGCAGGCGGAATGCGTAGTTGTAGGGGTCTTCCTCGCTGTTCTGAATCGCCTCATGATACAGCCGGTGAAACTGTGCCAGTTCCGGCGCGGACATCAGAATCA